GTGTAGACACCTGACCTTCTTCAACTAACTTATCCGGCAATAATATACCACCTTCTGTCTTACCTTTACCCCTGTATGGCAGTATAAGAAGCCTCCAGCCCGTTGGAGAGGGCATACGGTCTAATAATGTGCTGCTAATTAAAGAGGGGTCTAAGACGCGATCCTTGGGATCTACATAGGTTTCTTCCAAACCATTCTCAGTCATCATCTACCTCTTGTCTATTTAATAAATCTTTTATTTCGTTCTCAACGTATTCTAATGCTTCCATCTCGCCCATCATCTGTTTGTAGTGCTCCATACTCTTGATCGAGTTATGTCTCAAAACATTTTCAACAATGTTTCTTCTTTCATTTATAACGCGAAAAACAGCTTCTGCAAGATAAATCTCACTTTTTGCCATAAAAACCTCATATACTCTTATTCTGTCTTATAATCTCTCATACTTTCGCACATAGGACAGACATAATCAACAAATTTCATCATGCCTCCAAACGGTATTGGCTCCTCTACCTCTCTTGGCACAAAAGCTATTTTGTGTATGTAACAGATTTCTACTTTAGACTTTTCTTGTTGTTCGTTTTGCTTGTCTAAAGTTTTTTGCTGTGGGTGCACCTTTAGCTCCTTTTTTTCTCATTTTCTCACCGCTGCCGGCTGCTATTCTTTTTCTTTTCTTATGTATGTTTGCATATAAACTCATGGCATGTATCCTTAAATGTCTAAATAAATCTTGTGTTATTTGGTAAGCCCTTTTTGCTTTTCATATGTTCTAAGTCCCCCAATCCCAAGCATACCGCCGAGAACGGTGAGAAGTGTGCCCATATCAAATTCCGGCAGCTCTGGTAGTTCTGCACCAGCAAACGATGCACCAAATATAATTAAATCTTTTACGATAAAGTGATAGGCAAAAGCAATCGCGCAGACCCAACCAACGGCTGGGCGCCAACCGCCCTTGAATATAGAACCGCTTGCAGCTTCTGCTTTGTTTACCTCTATCTGAGCAAGTGCTAGTTCCTGAGCATGTTTTTCAGACATCGTTGCCAACTCGTGAGCAATTCGTGCTTTCTCGTCTGCATCAGGTATAAATTTATCAAGTAATCCAGTAACTGGACCTATTAACGCTTGTAACATCATTTAACTCCATTCTTTGCCATGTAAGCACTTGTTCCCATGTATGTGCCAACAATACCAGCACCAGATATGTAAAATAAATTAGATATGTCTGCTAAAGCTTCAACACGCTCAATAGGAATTATAAACATGGCAACCGTAAATACACCCATACCGATCAGTGTGTATCTTGCCATGCGTAATTGTGCTAAATTTTTTCTAAGTTTTGTCTCTGTTTCTTTGATTTCTTTTGCTTGCTGTAGCTCTTCATTAGTAATTTCATTATCACCATCGAGGTCATATTCATCCAGTATTGATCCTTTTTGTAGTTTTTTCTGCATCAATATACCCTTACCTTGTCAGGATTAACCTGTGGAACCAACTTACAAATGCACTCATAGACTTGTTTCTGCCCCGTCTCTGTATTATACTGCTGTTCACTTAAAAACTTAGTATAATATGTACAGTCATTGACAGATTGAAAGTATATCGCACCCTGTGCTACTCCATTCATGTAACAAGCAAGCATAAAGGCTGTCACTACACCAAATCTTTGTAATAGTTAGGATCGCCGCGGACTAGTTCTACTTCTCCACCACCAGCCATCTTGATAGGCTTAACTTTATCACCATGACCTTGCTGTATTAAGAACTGCTCAAAACTCATAGTATCAGAAGCCGGACCGTCAAAAAACTCTTCTCTTAACTCTTTCTCAGTCCTTTTATCACCTTTTTTAGCCATCACTGACCTCCTTTTTGTTGTTTCATTACTTCACGCCTTTCAGCTGCGTTAATCCTTGCAGCAGTCTGCTTTTCCTGACTTGCAAGCCTCTTATCGAACTGAGCATCTCTCTGTTGTACCTTCTGTTGCTCCAGACCCAGTTTAGCTCTGTCAATCTCTGCATCGTTCTGCTCACCCTGTGCTCTGACCTGTAGCTCCTTCTCCTTGAGCTGTACCAACGGATCTGGTCCGGGAGCCGTGAGCTGTCCACTTAGTTGCTTGAGCTGTGCCATACCTTCAGCTATCAGTTGTGCAATCCTCGCTTCTAACTCTAAACTCTGCATTTCCTGCATAGGTTGACCGCCCGTAGCTGCCATCATCTCCTGCATAGCTCGCTCCTTAGCACCAATCCTTACATGCTCCATAATATGTTTCTGTAATGCCACAGCTATCTGCGGGGTTCCTGCAACAAGCGGAGTTGATCCAAAAACCATGTGAGACATAATATGCGCTTCATGTTCCTGACCCTCAAAAGCAACCAGCTGTATCTGATCTAACGCATCTATGTTCTCCTGAGCCGGGTCTTTCGGGGTAGGCTCAGGCTCAGGAGTTCTTTTCAATATTCTGTCAATATCTCTTACACCTAAAGCCTCGTACATATCCCTAAATACTTCGTACATGTTGTGCATGTCAGGTGCTGCTGTTGCGAGCTGCATCTTGGTTTGCGCTAACGAGATCCTTTGTGCCTGACTAAATATGTTAGGATTGGATACAGGTACCACATCAACCATCTCGTCAAAGTCCTGTCTTTTAATCGTACCATCTACACCCGTAATACTGTATGGATACTCGTCAGGTAAAAAATCAGCCATCACCTTAGACAGCAACTTAAACTCTAACTTCATCGCATAATGCAGTCTTTTATGAACAGCTGACATGACCCGTGAGCCCTGTTCCAACATAGCAATAGTTGTACCTACCGCTGCCTGCTGATTACCATCGCCTACTTTCATATCAGTAATGGTTGCGAATCGCCGTCCTGCATCAACTACAAAGCCTAACAACGCCATCAAAGTCTGGTCTGGACCCTTGAACGGCAGCGACATTAAACTTGCTCTTATGTCCCCGCCCGGTGCATCAACGTCTCTAAACTCACCCGGCTGTAGCGGCTCGTCATCATCCCTGATCCGTAGGCCGCGAGCCTTGAAGCCAGCTGGTAGATTAGATAACGTACCTGCATCAATCAGTTGCCTCAATGCAGCAGTCGCGGTTCTTGATAAACCACCAATAGTATGTATTAATCCTAATCCGTAGAAACCAAAACCCGGTAAGAACTTATAATGCACAAAATACTGTATCTTTTTCTTGTCTTCGTCATCCTCATTATAGTTCCTGCGAATTGATAATATCTGCCCGTTATCCTGTGATATTGTCACAATATACGGTACCTTGATACCTGTTGGCTCACCGTCGTCGCCCATCTCTTCATAACCCTCTAAGTCAAGATCGACATGGCACTCAAGTAGAGTACAATCGTAATCTACGTTTGATGGGTACATACCATCAATACGCTCTAGCTCTTCTTGTACCGCGTTACTGTCTCCTTGCGCCGGTATTACAGGTATGTCCCTGTAAAAGCCCGATAATTGTCTTTTACGCAGGTCATTCAGGCTCATCTTGACTACATGTGTTATATTAGGACATGTCTCTAAGTCAGAGGTGCTGTATGGTACAATTAGGTTCTCAGCTGGTACAAACTTGCTTACAGCTCGTCCTAAGTTCTCATCATAGTAAACTTTTTTGAATGTTGACCCTGCAAGCGGCAAATAGAACAACATCTGGTCAAACTCTGGTGTGTACTCCTCCATAACAGAAGAAATATAATAGTTCATAAATTCTTTTACACGCTGTGCTTGATCTTCTTTCTCAGGTGTGCTGGATCCTAAGACCTGTGTCCTGACTGGGCCACCCGGTGGCAGCAGCTCGTTGAAGGCTTGTGCCTGAAACTGCGTGGCTGATTCAGCGAGTAAAGGGTGCGTAACACCGCTTGCTCCTCTGAAAGGCTGTGCTCGTTCTTCGTAATTAAATCCCAACAACTCCAAACCGTTAGCGAAAGCATCTTCCCACTCCTGTCTGCTTGACTTGTTTTCTTCAAACTCGCCTGTTAATTCACCAGAGATCCTGCCAAGTTCTGTGTCCGATAGCTGCTCTGCCAAGTTTTCACCAAATTCACCCTCTGGTCCACCTACGTTTGGATCAAAGTCTACAACCACGCCGCCATCATCTTCTAGCGTGACCTCTACTTCAGGTGAAGATAAATCTTCAAGACTGTCTGTAATCTCTACATCAACCTCATCTTTCATGTCCTGAATGTTTATCTGT